CGGTATACCTCCCTTCTCAAAAGCGGGGGAGGTGACCAGACCTCCCCCGCTTTCGTCCCGAATCACTCGCTGCGCACGGAATCCTCGTACTCCATGGCCTCCATGGCCATCTCCTCAGCGTGCTCCAGCACCTCTGCCACACTCGCAGGGACTTCCACAGGCACGCCGCATTTGATGAGGTACTTGTCGCCGTTGACGCGCACCATGACCTCCTTGGGGCCGTCCTTGGTGCGGGGCAGCTTGATGGTCACCTTCTCCTCCACGGGAATCTCCGGCGCCGTCTTCTTCCTGCTGTTCTTCTTGGGAACCTCCGGCGTGGTGTTGTTCTCCGGTGCGGGGGCCGTCATGACACCGTCAGAGACGTCCGCGGCCATGGTCACGTTGTTCTCGTTATTGTCCATCGTTGTTCTCCTTTCCTCAGTTGGCACGGGCGCGGGCGGAATACGCACTGCCGCACTCCACGCGCATCATGTAGAAGTCCACCAGGATCTCAGCGGTCTTGATAGCCTTCCAGCCCACGGTGGAACGCTGGTTCAGGGGGTCGGCAGTACCGGCACTGCCCTTGGGCTTGATGATGGTCTCCGCGCCGCCGCCTTCGATCTCGGTGACGCCGTAGGCGTTCTTGCCGAAGATCAGGTTGCCGAACACGGCACCGCCGCCGGCACCACCCTCGCCGGGATAAATGACGGCATTGTCCTCCGCCGTGATAGCGGTATCCAGTGTCAGTGCGGAAGTGGTGTTGCTGACCACCTTCACGCGCTTATCGCCGATGAGCACATACCGACCGGCCAGCGCATTGGCAGCCACCGCACCGCCATCGAAATTGATGGTCTTGCCGGCGCTGGATACCGCACCGTTTACCGTCAGCGTGCGGCTGTTGGATGCCAGATCCTCGCCGCAGTAGATCTTCGCCTCGGAAGTCTCCACGAAGCGGACACCATCCACCATGCCGACCTCGCCGTTGT